GATGGGATCAACCACACGCCGCCATCAATATGTTTTAATCTGCGGACGGTTCTATTTCCATCAAGCAGTAACAAAGCAATATCGCCATCTTTCACGCTTTCGCTATCTGCGTCAATTATTAGAATATCCCCCGGTTCTATCTCCGGTTGCATTCCATTACACATTTGCAATTCTGCAATAATCTTTGACACGTTGCTTTCCTCCTTTTCTTTTCCTTGACAAGGAAGCACACGCACAATAAAATAAAATAGTGGTGGTTTCATCATCAAGAATGCAGAGCGGCTCCCCTGGCTGTGGTAGGTTTCGGGGTGCCGTTCTTTTCATTCTACAGCTATTAAAACTGTATCAATAACTCTTTCAACATGGTTTTTTACATGTTCGACCGTTTCAAACTCGTCAGCCTCTAACATGTCATAAATTCCAAACAATTCATGAAGTGCCTTGTTGATTCCGTCATCGCTTAAATGGTCAATAATTTCTTGCACTTCTTTTTCTCTTTTTTGAACGTCATTCATTGTTTTCTGTCTCCTTTCTGAAATCTAGTTGATATATACTTGCTATCAACTTACTATCAGTGTATCATGATTTATAGTTGCTGTCAACGTGATTGCAATATTTTTATAACTGTGTTATAGTTAAATCTGTGGAGGTGATCCGATGGAGCAGAACGAAAAAAAATATAAACCAAATTACCCCATAACAACTATCAGAATCAGCCCAGAATTAAAGGAACGTTTAAAAACAGAAGCCGACAAGCAGGGGCGAAATAGTTTGAATAATTTAATATGTCATATATTGCAATGTTATATTGATAATTTGGAGGACTAACACCCGGCAGAGTAACAACCGGGTGTTTTTCTTTGCCCTTTCTACGCTCTGTATTGCCTTTTTAAGGCTTTCAATATGCTTTAGTGTTAAATTGCCATTAAAAGCATTAAAAGGGCAATATAAGGTTCTTACGCCCTCACAGCGGTATATTAGTATCTGCTCCCCACTGCCTTAAAAGCACTTGCCCCCGCGGATCCGTATTTTATTTGTGCGTTGTCCTGTGCTTCCTGCCACATTATCTTTATTTCTTCGTCAATAGTTGCTTTCCACACGGTACGCATTAAACAATTTTTGACAGCTCCGCCCTGTCTCGCCGCTGCTTTTACTTTCTTTCTGCTTTCTGTGTCGTTCACATCTAACACAATGCCGGATGATCTAAGTGTTCTACGTTCAAAGGAGCGTAATACCGGGGCTTGAAAATCATCATCGGTTAAATAAGCCGGGTTAATCTCTAACCGTTCGTGCAGCCTCTGGAAGTGGTCCCCAGATATAAGCGTCTCGCCGTTTACATCACTCTTTGCAATATCTATAGCGGCCGCCTGATCGTCTTTGTATATCTGTATAAAGCTAAGTAAATAGCCCTCTTCGTCATCTAGAACACTCAAATAATAGCTCGGGTCTGGTGTTTTAAACCGCTCTTTGAGAATTGCGGCGGCGTTGGTGTTGTCCCTTGTCAATCGTGACAATAATTTCATCGCCCAATAATGACCGGCGCACTTTTCAAGCAATACACCAATTTCAAACTCGGTAAAATCTCCGCCGGTTGCCTCTGCTGCGTTCTTGATCTCCTCGAAAGTGGTATCGTGTGCGCCCTCTGATACTGAATTTTCGACCGTTGCGCGTGCATTCGCAAAAGCGGACGTGATTGAATCTCGCGCCGTGTCTCTAACCATCTGCATAGCTGCCGCCGTTGCCGCTCTAACTTTGTTCTCCTGCTCGTTCTTGTGTTCTTCCGTGTAAATTGTCTGTGATCTTATTTCGGCGATCTGCTCCGCCTGTGCCTTTGCTGCCTGGTTGATTGCAATAATAAAATCTTTCGTTGTTTTTTCTAATACTCGTGATAACATACTTCTTTTCCTTTCTTCAATCCTTTTTTAGATGTCAACTCGCCCGCGCAAATGGGCGTTCTATCCATCCTCTAAAATGTCTGTGAAATCCGGCTCAATATCTCCGGCGGTTATTTGTGGAATGCCTTTTACAATTTCTTCTGCTGTTGGTAAAGAATCCATTTGATTAACTGGAACCGCAGAAACATCATATTGATCTTTATAACCAAAATGATTTTTAAGAAGAAAGCATGATGTAGCCGGGTTTATCTTTCCGCAAATGCTCCATTGTTCCAATAATGCCGCAATAACCTGTTTTGCTCTTCCTACTATCTCCCCCTTCTTCCCTCCTGCCTGCTCCCACTTCCATAAATTCTGACGTGACGTCCCTATGCACAACGCCAGAAGCTCAACCCCTGGGCGTAACTGTTTTTCTGTGCACCATTCAAAAAAATAGCGCACACGGCTTTCTAATTCGTCCGGATCATTAGTGTTTATTTTTGGAAGTTCTCGCAATTCTTCCATAGCTGCCACCATTCCGCCCATTTCCTCCGGTTTTAGCGCCGGTTGCTGCGCATTGGGAAAATTACTGTTTGGGTTTCCTTTTGCCATCCTTTCCGCCTCCTTTCTCCGTCGTAGATTTTTATTTTATCCGGGAACTATAGTACCTCCGCCAATGGCTCCCAATTAAAACTGCTTTACTATGTCCATTTTTCGCCCTGAATAGCAAATTTCGTTGTTCTGTCCGCCTTTACTGCAAACCTGGCTACTTCAAAAGAAGAGGCTCCCTTTACACGCAAACTAAACCAATCAACATTATTGATATGTCGGAACAGTATTTCTGTATAGTTCTTATGAGTTTCAACAGTAAATACAATACAATTTGCAAGCACCTCTTCCAGAAAGAGCGGATCAACAGGCATATAGTGCAAATTATCCTCCGGCGGTTCACCGTGTTCCCTGATATAGTTCATGATTTCATCAATTTCCATTGTTGCACCTCCTACCACTCATCTACATTGCTAACTCTCTTCATTAGCAATTCTGTTTTTGTTGGTGGATTAGGGATTAACTTGTCCCATATAATGCCTTTCCACCCATTCGCCATACATTCATCAATTAAATCACACACTTTTTCGTCTCCATACTGGTCCGCTTGCTTGCGTACTTGTGAAATAAGTGATTTGATACCGGTTTCCTTGTATGATTCTTTTCGCTCAGCTTTGTATTTAAGCCATTCATACAATTTTTCAGACAACATATCAGAAAGCGGATAGTTTGGGCGTAGCCTTTCAAAAATCTGCAGGGTGTTTTCCTCTTTTTTCTTCTTTTTTTCTGTTTTTATCTTCTCTGTATCTTTCTCTATATCTTCTCTACTGACATTGTCTTGACATTCATTGGACACGTTTGGACATTCTTGGACATTGTCCAATTCCTGCGATGCTTTCTTTTCTCGCTCCCTCCTTTTAGCTTGCGCCCAGTAAGTTTCTGAGGCTACAAGATCCATTATCTGGGGCATATAAAAAGTATTGTCTCGCCTTTCTATTAGTCCATATTGTTCAAAAAGCGAAATACCACTTTTTACCGTTTCTAAATCCGTATCAGTTGCCAATGATATTATTTCATCTGTGTACGGCTTCCCATTAAAAACTAATGCGCCATCAGTTTCCAAGGATTTACACAATAGTTTCAAGTAGAGAAGCACAAGTTCTTTCCCATGAGGTGCTTTTTCTATCAACCGTATTTCTGTTCTGTCAAAAAAATCTCCCATGAGCTTCAACCAGAAGTAACGCTTTGTTCCCATTGCTGCTCCTTTCTGTTAATATGCTCTAACCATTACATTTTGTAATAATGTGTAACATCGTGTAATGTAATCGTTACAGTTCACTAACATTTTCAATGTATGCTTCTATTTTCTTTCGCTTATATAAGCACCTCCGCCCTACTCTAATCTCTGCATCTGCCTGTCTGGCAATTTTTAACGCCGTACCTCTTCCGCATTGCAAAGCATCCTGCAAGCCCTGAACATCAAGTAGTATTGCTTCTCCTGTATTAGTTCGGTTAAATTGTGTTACGTTTGCCATGTGTTTTCCTCCTTTTCTTTTGGCTTTTGATGAGGTGCACACACTGTATTAAAAAATTCTTTCTGTGTGCTTTCCTCCGTATGATGTATATATGCATCAGTTGACTACACACGGAGAATAACACGACCAAAACGAAAAAGATATTGACTAAATAAACAAGGATTTTTCCCATAAAATCAACATTGTACAGTCCGCTAAACAAAAGAACAAACTCCAATGTATAGCGGACTAAACAATGTTTTTTCTGTAATCGGCGCAGATACTTAAAACGCCTGTTCGTTTTTTATTTTTAAAATTTGCTTGTGCAATATTACTAATGCCACAACAAAAAATTTTATGTTGGTTGAAAAGAAAAACCGTTCCTGCTCTTCTGTTCGCGTACTGCGTCCGTTATGGTCTTTCCTCCAATCTCCACAATAGTTTGCTCGTTTTTGTCTGCCTGCCGCTTTGCCTGAACTTCAACGCCCTGAATAGCCGGAACAATAACCGCCTCCGCTATTTCCTTAAATGCTGCCGTAATTGGGTTATCTGTCACGGTTGCAGCTTGTACGGCTCCGCTTATACTGCTATGTGTGTATCTCTGTACGCTTATATCACGGCTGAAATCTTCCCCATAATTTGCCCGGCAAGCTCTCAAATCTGTATCATTGATAGAGAGTCTCGTATTCACAGCAACATTATCAAGCGGCGCAAGCCATCCAGAGACAGCCTTTTTCGTTGTCTTTCCGGCGTTGTTAATGCCCTTATTGAATCCCTGCACCGTATACAATCCGAATTGCTCAAACACCTTTGACGGGCTGTTTATATCAAGTTTTTCTTTGAACCAGTCTGTGACTTTAGAGGCCCACGACTTAACAGCATCCTCACAGTCTCTATAAAAACTGTTGATTCCATCACGGAAGCCATGAATCACGTTTTTAGCAAATCCCTGGAACGATGAGACGCTTGCCGTATCAGAAAACCATGATTTCACTTTATTCGCCCATGTTGTAATGCTGGTTTGACAATCACTGTATGATGTTGTGATTTTTCCTTTAAATCCGCTTATAATATTACCGGCAAAAGTTGAAAACTTTGTACTGTTAATAGATCCGTGTGAGCTGCTTGTAAAATAATCGCGTATATCTGAGGCCCATGTGGATATTTTTTCCCTAACTGTTGTGTATGTGCTTCCTATCTTCTCCCGGAACCCAGAAACAACCTTGTCTGCATAATTACTAAAAGTGGTTAAGTTTATCGCACCTTTTCCGGTTCCCGTGAAATAATCCTTTACATCTGCCGCCCATGTAGAAATATTAGAGCGTACTGTTG